AATAATGGTGCTCCATCTAGACAACACTATGGTCCAAACATAAGTTGTAATGGTAGTACCATGACTTTCTCTCCATTCTATATGGGGAATCATACGAAACCTTGGGACATCGATGATGGTCAAATGACTCCTTCCAGCTATACTATGGCTGAGAACTGGGGTTTCCAAGTAAACTTTATGGTTCCTTTAGATAGAGAAGGTTTAAATCGCTGCAGATCAATAGCAGCTAGACAAGAAGAAAAAATGCGATTGGATTATGAATTAGTTCGTGCTCTTAAATGTGCCGATCTACAAACTAAAGGTTTTATGATTCATCCTAAGTCTCAGCTATATCCACTATGTGCAGATATAGTTCCAATTGCTTCATATTTAAAATCAACACAACCCCCAATCCCCAAGGAAAAGCCT